CACCGGTTTATGATGTCGGTGATAGTTTTTTACAAACTCGTTGGCTTCTTTAAAACTAATAGGGGTGATTTGTAGTTTTTCACGCAAGTTCTTTTGCTTCTCCCCAGCTTGGCCCAAGGTCAATGTCACACTTATTAGGAACCCTGAGTTCTATAGCGTTCTCCATGACTTCTTTGATCCGTCGTGCGTGGTCTTCGTTCATTACGCTACAGCCCAACTCATCGTGAACCTGGAGCAGAGGTAGCTCCCCCGCCTCGTAAAGATCAACCATCGCCTGCTTGGTCATGTCGGCCGCGCTGGCTTGGATCAATCTATTCAAAGCTTTGTACGTGTACGCACGTCGTAAAGGTGTCGTATCTCCGTATGTGGCACGTGCTTCCGCCTTTGGCATCGCTTTTTTCAGGTCGTAGCCCAACGGCTCGTACAGATTGAATCGACACTTGCGGCCTTTGAGAGAGCGTATTGCGCCATCTTCTTTACTGTCCACGGATCGACTGACACCCTGCATCAGTTCTTTCACAAACGGTACGCGGCTATGGTACTGGTTGGTGATCTCTTTGGCCTCATCTACCGGCACATCTAGCTCTCCACTCATCTTGTTCACACCCATGCCATACATCAAGCCCAAATTTATGGTTTTGGCCTGTTTTCTTGGGATCTGAGCCATTTCCGCTACCATCGAATGAAAGTCGGTGTCCGGGTCGTCGTTGTAAGCTTTTACAAAGTCTTTTGCGCCACGTAGCGGTGTATTCTTCCATTCACCAAACACATCCGCGTAATGAACCAAGATCCGTGGCTCCTGTTGCGAGAAGTCCACGGCCGCCCAATGCTCGTCTTCTTCCGGCAAAAACAAACTGCGGATCATGGGACCGAGTTTTGGATCACGTGCCGGGATTTGTTGAAGGTTGGGGTTGTTCATGGACAGTCGTCCACTGACTGTACCGCCCTCGTCGGATCTCAACTGGTTGATATGACCATGTATGCGGCCTTCTTTGCTCACGTACTTCATAATCGAAGTAATGAACGTGCCTTGCACCTTGTTCAGGTTACGTGCCTCGACAACCAGCTTTGCGAACTCATGCGGGTGCTCAGACAAAAAGACCTTAGTAAACGACGGTTGGCCGGTTTGCGTCCGGGCATACTTGATACCCAGCTTATCAAACGCTTTTGCAAGAGATGCCGCTGCCCAGATCTCCACGTCCATGCCCGCTAAGTCTTTGATCTTTTTGAGTTTTTGCTTTTCTTCTTTCAGCAAAGCCTGTTTTGTCCGTTCGCACTTCTCCAGATCGACTCGTATGCCGCGAAACGTCATGTCAATCAGACAAGGCGTGAGCCGTGTTTCGAGGTCAAAGATTGTTTCCAAGCTTTCTTTGCTGATCTCAATTTTAAAAAATTTGTATAGATCGTAAGCCAGCCTCGCATCCTGCTCTGCATACGGTCCCACGAACGCGGACGGTAGCTTCCAAAGCTCTCCTTTCGGATCGACACCAAACTCAATCGCGGCTTCGGTCAAGAGCTTC